GGAGCATAACCCCATTCATCCTTAATGTTATTCCGTTCGATTTCATTATCGAGTTCATCAGCAAACTGGGATACTTGATAATAGATGTAGCTGTTATGATTAAAGTGTCCGCCACTCATTTTGTTCCCAACTCGTTCAGAATCTCTTCTGATTCTTTTGTGATCTCTTTGTAATACTCGATTCGTTCTTCAAGTTCTTCTGGACTGCCAATACGAGGCAGGCCATGATCGCTTGTAACAAGTATCTTACCACCGTTTAAGCTCTGTGTCAAGTACCATTCAGAATCACAACCCCAAGCTCTCCAAAGGACAGGAAATGACTTGATAAGTGTTAGTTGGTTTTTTTGCAGGAATTGATCAATGCTCATTTTATTTACTCTGCTATGTTGACTTGGTATTGTTCTTTAAGTTCTTCCCAAGATTCTTTTGAGGCTGTATGGCCTTCCAGTTTTGTTTTCTTTCTAAACCATTCATATCTAGCCCAACCTTCCATTCTTGAAGAAGAGGGCGGCAACCAGCATTTACCATCTGAATCAATAATATATTCAGTCCTCTTGTGATTCTGTGGCTGTTCGTTCTTGACACTCATTTTACCATCAAGAATCGCACAAGTAAAAGAGCAATAAGCATCGCCTTCATAATCACTTTCAACCTCAATCATTTGGTGAGGGCGATTTTCATCTTGATTTGTAAAATGAATTCGTCTTTGGTTGCAATCTTTATAAGAGCAGGGAACCGTTTTCATTATTTTTCTCCCAACAGTTCACGCATTTTAAATAGACCCTTCTCTTTGTGCTTACATTCTAACATAACGTCTACGTCTTGTCCATAGGTATTTACTGCCACCCAATAAGAATCTGAGTGCGCGTTGGCTTTTAGCTTAGGATCTTTGTGCTCTTCTGCACGACTTTGTGAATAGTGAACGACAGGTTTTACATTACCCCATGTCTTTGTAGCTAGTTCTAAAGCTCGCTCATTTGATACTCCACCAGTGCAGAACAAATGATGATGTAGATCATGCACGATTGGAATACCAATACTCGACCAAACATGATCGTAAAGTTCTTTGGTTGAATACAAAGAAGCCTTATCGTCATTCTCAACAGTTAAACGTGAACGCACAGAATTAGACAATTTATCAAAGTTAGTACAGAAGTTATGCAAAGCTTCTTTCTTATTGTTATAGTGTGCTCCAACGTGAATGTTAATCTTGTTATATGGAGTCTTAGACATACCCATATAATCAAAGATCTTAGCGTGTACCTCAAGATCCTTGATAGTATTATTCAACACCTTTGGATCTTTAGATGTTAGTTTGTTAAATGGACCGGGGTGAAAGGTTAGACGGTGTTGAGCTTTTGTAGCAAAATCACCAATATCACGCAATGTAGCGTGAATAGCTTTCCAATCTGGCAGATCATCAAAATAATATTCTGAAGCCCATGGAAAGATTTCCGACGACATACGAAAGAATCGTACACCGTTCTTTTCATTCCATTCTAGAATCTTCTTTAGATCTTGACAGTTTTGCAAAGCCAACTTAGAAGCATAGGGCAAACCCTTCTGCTTAAAGGTCTTAAGAACCATTGAACGGTTAGTCATGATTGACTCACGAATAACCGTTCGTCCTTTCTTGACTGGCTCTGATAACTCGGTGTTGATACAAGCATAACCTAGATTGATTTTATTATTTGTACTCATCCGTCCCCTTATTGGTGCAGCATCATTGCCGCCGAATACAATGATACGCGAGTTTAACGGGCTTGTCAATCTAGGCTAAGTTGGCTAAACTGCCATGGTAAATTTAGACTCTGGATTAGCGATGGTTTGTTCTGAATACCACGCCTGTCTGTTGCTGAGAGTTTCATGAATCAAATAGAATGGTTCTCCAGCTTTTGTATGAAGCTTGACTACAACTCCTAGTTTGCCTTCTGGTATTTTTACTAGATCCCCTATTTGCCATAAATGTTTTGGTTTCATATTGTTATCCTTTGGGGAGGGATTACTCCCTCCCCGATATATTCTAGTCATTTAACTGACTTCGATTGTACGGACAACACGCTTCTTAGCCTCTGGCTTTGGTACAGTAATCTTCAAGATGCCATCCTCATGATTGGCAACAATCTTTGAAATATCTACTCCTCGGTCTAACTCCCATGAACGGTTGAATGAAGAGACAAAACTGAAGTAGTCATCTTTCTGTTTGTTATCATACGACACTGTTAGTACATGATCGTCAACCTTAATACTAACTTGATCTTTCTTAACTCCCGGAATAGCAAAGACAATTTGCCAGTCCTCATCACGATTTAAAGTGAGTGGAGTGCGACGTTTGCTATCACCCATGTAAGGTTGTGAAAACACGGCGTCATTAAAAAGATCGTTAAACATGTTATCGATTAGGTTGTTGCTTCTTGTATGGTTTAGTGCTGACATTTTTTAATACCTCCAAATAAAAATGTGCTACCCATTTTCTAGGTAGCACATATTATATAACAGCATTTGGCGTGTTGTCAAGGTCGCTATTGTTATTTTTTTATTATATTTTCTAAAAGAGATTTAGAAAATTTCTTAAGGTCTGGTTCCTTATTTTCTGAAACTCCGCTTGGTCCTCCACCATAATAGCTAGCGCCTGTTTGGAACTGTGGACCAGAACGACGAGATGCACGCATTCTCGCACTCTTTTCTAGAGCCTTTCTTGTATCTTCGGCAACCTCAATTTCTTTGAAGTTTTGTTCGGTAGAAACAGCAAGTCTAGCAGCCTCTTCTTTCGCAGCCATACCCATTTCAAATCTTTCAGCTACGGTGTTACCCAAATAATACCCTGATACATCATCAATAAGATTAGCCATATCTGTAAACACTTGGTAGATTTGATTTCCAATAACTTTCGTATAACGCTCTGCTGCTGCTTGAAATTTTGAGCGGTCTAAAATAACAGTAGCTGGTCCTTCAACTCCTTTGCCTTTTGTTTTTAGATAGTTTTGAGTAATAACGAATTGCTCTGTTCCTTTACCACCACTAAATGCTGGTAACTCTTTCGCTATTCTATCAAAGAATTCGTCATCATTTTTATAAGCACCAGATTCAATATAAGTTATGAAATCTATTTTTTCACCATTTGCGTCTTTAAACTCTCCCCTCTCAATCCATGGGCCGTATAATTTATAGAAGTTTGAAGTCTTATCACGATAGTTTGGCACCACTTTTACTTCTTTAACACCATTTACAACATATTTTTCATTCGGCAATAAATAAGATCCTTCTGCAATAGGAGATCCATTCGCATGACGAAGGTTGTGTGGTTTTTTTAACGCCTCTGGATTAATAAGAACACCCGTGACAGATTCTTCTGGAGCAGCATCAAACTCTTCTCTTTCTTTTGTACCGGTCTTTGGCGGTCTAACAAACTCTCCATTAATAATTTTACCAACCACTCTAGAACGTGGGACAACCAGCTTTACATCGTTTTGTAGTCTTGGTACTTGTTCGTATGTAAACTCTACTTCGCCAAAAACATCTTCTTTTAATGATTTATTGATAGTTCCAATCCAATCAAACCAGTTTTCTTTATTAATCTTGAATTCATAAAAATCTATTTTAAGAGCTTCCGTACCACCACCGCTCTTTAATCCGATTAGATAGGTTTCACTAGCATCAGATGATTTTTTGATACCGTTTAGAATATCTACAGCGCTACCAGCAATCGTAGTCGCACCTTCAGTTAAAAGCTTAAATGAATATTCAACACCTTGTTTCGATGTGCCTGATCCAACAAACAAAACAACGTCCGTAGTTCCAGCTTCTCCACCACCCTTTGCTGCTTCAATTTGCTCTCCTTCAAAAATACCAGCGAATAAAGCTTCAAATAAAAACCCTGCGACGGATGGATTGAACTCATAGACAACAGAAGCAAAAATATCCAAGAACATAAGAGTACCCATTACTTTACCAACAGTAATATCCCCCTTAATCTGACTTTGCTCGGATAGAAACTCATTTACATACTTAATACGGCTAAGTGGATTATCGCCCTCTAAGTTTCTACCAATTTGTTCGATGATGGCACGATCTTCTGTGTTAAGCTTGGTGCCCCAGTTTTTCTCATTAATCTTAAACTTTGGCAATCTTAAAACTGTTTTTACGCTAGCAGACTGTTCTTCTTCTGCCTCTGTGATAATAATGTTCTTTTTAACCAGATCTTTAAACACAGATTCTAAAATATTATTCATGCTTGTTCCCGTTTTTTGATAAAGCAGCCAACATCCCTGTCAACTCTTGAATTGATTTAGATGTTTTCTGTGCGTCCGATAAAGGATTCTCATCTTGTTCTGGCTGTTCTACTTGTTGTTCTCTCTGTCCCTGCCCTTCCAAAGCCTGATTTAGACCGCGAATAAACATGAGATTTTCGTTTACATCAACTAATACAGCAGACATTGCTTCCTTATAAATAGTAAGAACCTTCTCGATTTCTTTAAAACTTTTCTTTTCTAAGCATGAAACTTTTAGTTTCTGGTGTAAATCTGAAAGGTCATTCTTGTTGTATGCCCTCGTATATTTTTGATAAAGGATCTCTTGAACGTCCTCTAACTCTGCATTAAATGTATATTGTAACTTCATCCAACCTCCAATACGGCATGTCCTGTTGTTAAGATTGCATACGAAACTGAAATAGCGTTGCGAAGTGCTGAGATAGTAACAAGAACTGGATCAACAATGCCGCTCTCATACATATCAACAACTTCTCCAGTTGACATGTCATAGCCCTTGCCATCTTTTAGACGTAAACACTTTTCTACTACAACATCTGGTTTTAGCCCAGCATTGTCTGCAATCTGCTGGATAGGCTCTAATATGGCGTCAAAGACCAAGTTATATCCTAGTGCTACATCATCCTTCAATGAACGGCGCCGGGCGCCTCTGTGAGCGGCGATGAAGGCCATACCACCTCCCATGTGGAAACCTGACTTCGTGGCGCTTAGAACGGCTTCTAGGGCGTCCTCTACGCGATGCTTGCGCTCGATCATCTCGATCTCTGTTGCACCACCAACCTTGAGAATAGCCACGCCAGAAGCTAAACGATTAATACGCTCTTGGATTCTTCTGCACTCTTCTAGGTTATCTTCGCTCTTGATAACTTCTCTTAGCTCTTCCAATCTTGAATCAAGCAAATCATATTTAGTGCTCTTGCTGATTATAGTGCTGCTAAACTTCTTTGCCTCCATCTTGGTAAAGCGACCAAAGTGTTCTAGTTTGAAATCGCTAAAAGCCATTCCTGACTCTCTTGATACAAATTTACCACCAGTTACGATAGATAAATCATCTAGGAAGTCTCTACGTTGTTCGCCATAGAAAGGTGCTTTAATGGCAACGATCTTCATGCTTCCGCGAATAGTATTCATGATAAGAGCAGCCAATAGCTGACCCTCAATCTCTTCGCCAATGATAACAAGCGGCTTGCTCTCTCTAGCAGCTAACTCTAGAACAGGAAGCATTTCCTCTACTTTATCTAGCTTGTGATCTGTAATGAATACAAGACCATTCTCATAGTTAACTGTCTTGCGACGTTCATCAGTTACAAATGCACCAGCAGCATAACCTGATGAAAAGCTAAATCCTTCGACTAGTTCTAGAGAAGTATCTACTGATTTAGATTCCTCGATATTTATAACACCATCAAAACCAACCTTATCAACGGCAGTACGAATAAGATCGCTGATTAACTCGTCACCATTGCTTGAGATCTTAGCAATATGTTTAACATCTTCCAAGGTTTGAATCTTTTTAGAATGATCTCGCATATGCTCTGTAATATCTTTCAAAGCCATATTCATACCTGAGAATAGGTCATTTGAAGATACGCCCGTGTCAATAAACTTTTGTGCTTTATTAACAATGGCTCTTGTCAAAACTGTAGAAGTTGTTGTGCCATCGCCAGCCTCTTCTGCTGTTTTTGCAGAAGCTTCTTTGATAATCTCACAAGCCACGTTTTCATATTCATTTTCAAAAGAAAGAAACTTGGCGATTGTTACACCATCTTTTGTAATGATAGGTTTGCCACCCTTTGTTTTAAGGATAATATTCTTTCCTTTCGGTCCTAAAGTTTTTCCTACGATATTTGCGGTTTTATTAACTCCGCTTACTAGATTTTTAATAAGTTCACTATCACCTAAATTTATCTTAGACATTAACCCCTCGCTGTTATGTTAGCAGTTGAATATAGTATAAAACCCACCTTGGTTTTTGTCAAGGTGGGTTTTACATTTTTTAGTTTTAAAAGGAAATTATTTCTTAACTGGCTTAACTGGTTTCTTTGCTTTTGACTCGCGGAGTAATCTTGCAGCAACTCTCTTGGCAACTTTATTGATTAAAGCCTCTTGTAGAGCGGCTGGGGATTCTTCTTCTCCTTCTGGCGCCTCTTCTTCTGGAGGCATTTCCTCTCCACCTTCTGGCTCTTCCATTTCTGGTTCTTCCATCTCTGGCTCTTCTGGAGCTTCTTCTTCTGGTCCTGAATCTACGGCTGCTTTTAGTTTGTCTAGTAACTTCTCTAAGGCGCTTACAATATCTTTGGCTTCTTCAGAAGTCATTGAAAGTTCGCCCATTTCATCTTCTTTATCTTCTTTGCCTTCGTCCTCGGCTTCGTTCATGTATTGATCTAGATTCAATTCATCAATATCCATGGATCCGTATCCCATTTCCTCTTCTTCATAAGGAGGTTTACCTTCATCCATATCGCTCATATCATACATACCCCCTTCCTCTTCTTCGGGGGGTTCGTCTCCATCGTAGCCGTACATTTCCTTTAAAAATCTCTTTGATCTTGAGGAATCAATATTAGCAAGTTTCATAAATTTACTAACTGTATTTTCCTCTAAAAGCTTTCTCTTTGACATTTGTACTTTCTCCTTTTAAAACTATTCGAACCGTTTGTATTATAAATAGTGCGGTATTTGTGATTATTCTTCAAGCAATGATTTTTCTAAATATTTTTTCATTTTATTCATTGCCCTATCCTGTATTTGTTTTATTCTTACATGAGATACGCCCATTCTTAAGCCTATTTGGTCTAACGTCATATTCCCGTTTCTTTTTACAGAAACGTTCATGCAGTTGCACTCTTCACTAAAATTAATCCAAAATTTACAACCTTCTTCACCACATATCTCATCCTCTTTTTCATATATTTGAGAGCATTTATTCATCATCTAACTCCAATATGTCATAAAGACCTTTTATTTCTTCGTTATTAAGATTGAAAACTTTTTTATTTTGTTCTCCTTGTTGGATTAACTTATTGCTTTTTACTGCTCTAACTTTTCTTTCTTTTCCAACTTCCATCTTCATTTTAAGGATTACTTTAGAAAGGTCTGGATCATTCTCAAGATAATAGTCAAATATCTTTTTGATAAAGATGCTTGTTTTAAGTCCGTCATAAACAAGACGCGACTTTATCCTTGTATATAACAGGGAATCAATGAAGGTCTCTATTTTTGTTATGGGTTCTGGCATTATTTATTACGGAAGCTTTACTTTCTCTTTGATAAAAGAAATGATACCTTCTTTATGGTATCCTGTCAAGCTGTCTGGGTTATCATAAGGATAAGGAATTTCTTCATATGATCCATCATGAAATAAAAATAAGGTAGGCACGCCTTCAAACTTCATTGCCTTTGAAATATTTTTTTCTGCATCAACATCAACTTTATAAAATTTGAGATTATCGCTGTAAGAGGCTGCGATTTCCTCATAGACTGGTGCTAGTGCCACACACAGAGGGCACATTATTGAATAAAACTTTACAACACAGTTTTCTCTTTTTACTACGACTCTATCTTTAAAGCCTTTAAAATCTAACTTTTCAACCATACTATCCTCCAGTTGAGCCTAGTGCTCCATCTCCACGATCTGAAATGGTAATGGGATCTAGATATAAATCGTGCTCCACCATTTGAACTCTAAATGGAACGACAGGGATTAAAACTACTTGTGCGATCTTATCACCGGGGTAAACAACCCTCTCTGCATCTCCAACGTTGTGAAGATCAATAAATACTTCACCATTATACCCTGAATCAACAACGCAAGCACCGACAATCAAGCTGTTTTTAGCTGCCATGCTAGATCTATTCTTAACTTCTAGCATATAGCCGTGCGGCACTTCAAACTTCAGACCAGTTTGTAATACTTTGCTTTGATTTGGTTTAATCCTTTGAACTGTTGGCTCATCAGGACAATAAAATACATCTGCTCCAGCATCAGATGGATTTGCACGACTAGGTAATTTTGCTGTATCTCTAACTCTCTTAACTCGTAAAATCATTGAATCCCCTTTAGTTTTTTAACGTTCTTGTTGAATGTTCGGATGCTAAATCCCCATGTATCTGAATAATCTAGCTTACCCATATACAGAGTATTTGGGATAGCAACATCTAGATTAGGGTCAACACTCCAACATTTAATGTCATAAGCGTTACAATCTAGATCGATTGTTTTCATAATCCAATAAGGTTTACCATTTTTTGCTTTCTTTGTCAATACTTCTTTTAGAACAAACCAGCAAACTTTTAGATTTTTATCATACTCGCTGATTGGCGGAATTTTGTTTTTATTTAGTTTATCCAGCATGTCATCAGTTACAACTTCAGAAACTGGATAGATACCAGTCAAATCTGTCAAGAACTGCATTTTATCTTCTGGAGTAAAATCACCTTCTGGTTTATAAGTTTCGATATTCGCCACAAAGTCTTTTTGAGTCTTTGGACGGTCAACTGCAACAGCAGACCAAAAGTGTTTCATACCAGTAAACCGTGAATCCATTAGATCATTCATCGTTCCAGAACGCACAAGCACATCCAAAGCCTTCTTGTTTAGTTTTGAATAGCTGATTTTGTCGTTAAAGATAAAATCCTCAATCTTGTTGAATGGACGATAATCAACAATCTGTTCCACGGCTTTCTCACCCAGACCTTTAATCGAGGTTAAAGGCTGAACCAGTGTGTTGTTATCCTTGCCAATCTCCCAAACATAACCAGACTCATTAACGTCAGGACGCTTTACTCGATACCCAAGGCTTCGCACAATGTTGATAGCCTGCTCTTTTCGGTCCTCTGGCTCTTTGTCGAGAAACGCTGCCAACCACTCAATGGGATAGTAAGTAAGAAGATAGGCACACTGATAGCTAAGGATAGAATAGCTAACTGCGTGGGACTTATTAAAACCATATCCAGAGAAGTATTCAAAGGTTTGCCAGAGTCGTTCGGCATCGTCTTTGCCAATTCGTTTTTCGGTACAACCCTCAATAAACTTTGAGTGGATTGCGTCTTTTTCTTCATGACCTTTACCTGTTCCTTTTTTAGTTAGGAGTTTACGGAGTGCGTTACCTTCGTCAAGAGAAATGTTTTTACCAAGCTTGTGAGCTAGCAAAGCGATTTGCTCTTGGAAGATAAGGAACCCGTAAGTTTCTTGTGTTACTTCTTTAACCAAGGGATGCAGATAACTGATACCCATGGGATTTTTCTTAGCCTTCACATAATGTTCGTGTACTTTGGCAGACAAAGGACCGGGACGATAAATCGACGTAATAGCAGAGATATCGATGATTGATTCTGGTTTTGCTTTCACACAAAAGTTTTGTGCGCCTTTTTCTGTAAACTGGAAAACACCAGCCCACTTGCCCTTATGAAACACATTCTTGTAGACCTTTTGATCGTTTAGATTGAGAACGTTAGGATCTAGGTTTTCATCATACCACTTCTTAATATCATTAAACGTAGGCTTTTCAATGCCATAGTGACGACGTAAAAGGTGGCTAATCGCTCCTTCAACCATGCGAAGGCTTGCGAGTCCAAGAATATCGAACTTAATAAAACCTAGCGGCTCAAGGTGGCGAACATTTTGACCTTCACTCCAAGGAGTTTGCTGCACGCCGCCACTATTAATCAGTGGCATGTGCTTATTCAAATCATTGGCAATCACAACACCACCCGCATGTCGTGAAATTGAACGGACTTGTCCGTGCAACTGATTAATGTGGTGAGCGATTTGAGGATATTTGTTTAAGAACTGCTTTAAGGAGTCGCTGTATTCTTTTACCTCTTCAAATGTAGGAACATAAACACCGGCTGTAATACCGTGTTCTTTCTTGGCAATCGGAGTTGCCTCGCTTAACATTGCAGAAGTAACGCGATTAACCTCAGAAAAGTCAACACCATAGAACTTAGAAATATCCTTAATCAAGGAGCGAAGCTGTAGCGTGTTATAGTTTGAGATTGGAACTACAACATTCTTACCCCACTTCTCAATAAGGATCTCCTTCAATTCCATTGGGTCAGCAACGTCATAGTCAATATCTGGATAGTCCTTGGCGTCCTTACGCAAGAAACGACTGAATAGCAGACCATATGGAATGGGATCAATACCAGTGATTCCTAGTACATAAGCAACGAGAGAACCAGCCGCTGAACCACGACCAGCACCAACCAACTGAACTTTACTAGCTTCATCGCTAACCGCTTTCATTGTCAAAAAGTATTTAGAGAATCCACGATCATGGATAACCTCCAACTCTTCTTTTAGACGGTCAGAATACTCTTTCTTATCAGAAAGACCACGCCACTTTAATCCCTCCGCGCAAATCTCCGCCAATGCCAAATCTGCTGTTTTACCTGCAGGTACGACAAAATCTGGTAGACGAACAGTATTATCAGGATAAAAGGACTCAATACGATTATGAGCGATATGATAAGTCCGACTAATAGTATCTCTAATAAAAGAATCATCATATCTAGTATTGCATCGAGCGGAATATTTTTTATAGTCCTCCCACATTTGATTGCCATTTTTTGGATAAAGTTCATATTTCAAATCCTCGCGATTATTTGTCAGTTTTGGCTCTGTGTCGTCTGCTTTTGATCCAAGCCAGCCAAGTTGCTTATAAAGCTCTCGATCTTTAAAAAGTTCTGGTCGAGCATAGTGGCTATCTGCTGTTGAAATGACTTCAATGCCTGCTTTTTCAGCCGCTTCAACAATGTGTTTGTTGATTTGGTGTTGCTCTGGGATTGCGTTCCATTGCAACTCAGCGTAAAATCGATCTCCAAAGATAGCGGTAAAGTTTTTAATGGTTTCCGCCATCGCCCTTTGTATAGTATCATGACCTTTATCCTTATTGCTCCAATAATCTTTAGATAGAGGACCGCCCATGCAAGCAGATGAAACAATAATACCTTCATTATGCTCGCGTAGCATATCATAATCAACGCGAGGATAACGATAGAAGTTATCGGGGTCATAAGACTTGCTGATTAGCGCAAATAGGTTATTAAGTCCAGTTTGGTTTTGAGCCAAAAGGACAAGGTGCGCCCGACGATTCAAGAAATTCTTCTCGTCACGCTTTGAGGCTTCTTCATCTTCTAC